GCCTTCTGGATGTCGAGCCACTGGCCGGTGCTGGCGTTGGCCTTCATCGCGTCATACTGGAAGGTGTGGCACAGCACCACATAGCACTTCTTGCCGTCCACGTTCACCGGCACCATGCTCAGCTCGTTGGTGCCGTCGCCGCCCATGGTTTCAGCCTTGGCCACCGCGCGGTCGATCAGGCGCAGATCGAAGCCGTCATCGGTGCCGATGTCGCCCTTGGCCGTGGCATTGCCGCCGTACATCAGGTGTTGGCTGTCCGGTGCCGTGATCGCGTTGACGGTGAACATGGCGTTGGCGGCGGTCCACAGATAGCCGGTGCCGCCGTAGTTGCCAAAGCCGCCCGACAGGTAGATGAAGTGCAATTCATCCTGCAGGCGAGCCCACCAGTCTTTCATCACGATCTTGGCGTCTTCGCGCAGGTTGCGCAGCGTGGCCTTGGAGGTCACACGGTCGCCCGCACCAACCGCACCGCGCACCTGGTCGATGCGCAGCTTGTCGGTGAAGTATTTCAGCGGGGCGCCGCGGCCTTCGAGCTTGGCCTGAACCACGGGCTCCATGGACATGGGCATCAGCAGATCGACGGTGACTTCCAGACCGGCGTCTTTTTCCAGGTCGGTGATGACCTGAATCGGGGTGCGAGCGCGTTTGCTCTCGCTGGCCATGGAGCTGGAAAAATAGCTCTCACGGTTGATGGCGACGGCAAGGTCCGTGCCCCATTTTTTCACTTCTTGCGGGTCGTTGACCCCAAATTTAGTCTGTGCCATGGCAATAATGCTCCTGTTTAGATTTCCACAGGGCTGCACTACTGCGCGGCCTAACTGACGGGATTAAGGCTCCCGTTCGGCCTTTACCTACTTCACGCCCGCCTTCGCAAACGTCGCCATTGCTGGCGAAATCCGCTGCACGCTGGTCGGCTTGGTGAAGTCCAGACGAATCCGGGCGCGTTGCCCGGACTTTTCCTCAACCCGCAGCTTGATGCCGTCCCCAATGGCGATGGACTCGCCAGTACGGACCTCACCGAACCACGTATTGCTGTCTTTCATCACTCTGCCATCCACCGATCACGTTGGTCGTTCGTTAATCTTGCGTGCGCCCGCTCCAGTTCAAGACCTTCGAGGTTGCGCATGTGGGCGAACTCGTCGGCATTGACTGCACCAGTCGCTGCAACAGGTACGCTACGAAGTGTCGGCGGCATTTCAGATGGGTCAACCCCATTGCGGGGGGTGGGTGCAGGTTTTTTTGCAGCCGGCGTGAAACCCAGATCATCCTTGGTCAACCGGTGCGCCTCGGCCAGGAACCACGGGGCATCGCGGTTCTCGTTCTTGGGGTCGGCGCCCAAGGCGCGCAGGTTGGTGTTGTAGGCGGCCAGCAGGGCGGGCTTGCCCTTGTAATCCAGACCCTCGGTCTTGAACGAATTGAAGGCTGCAGACTCGGCCTTGCTCCACTCGGCGCGCGCAGCCTGTTCTGCCGCCTGGGCGTTGGCCTGCTCGAAGATGCTGGCGGCCATGGCCTTGGTTTTCAGGTCATCAATGGCGGCCTCGGTGCGGTCCTTCACCAACTTGTATTCGTCGGCGTCAATCTCGCCGTCCATCAGCTTCTTGAAGGATGCGCTTTCCTCGTTTTTGAGCGTGGTGATCTGCTCCTTGGCATCGGCAGGAACCTCGGCGCTGTACTGGGGCACAAACGGGGCATTGGCTGTGCTGGTGGCAGCAGCTTCGGCAGCGGCAGCAGCCTCGGCCTCCACGGCGGCATTGGCAGCAGCAGCGGCCACATTGGCGGCATCCTGATCAGCCGCGGCGCCGGCATGCGGGTCCGTGGAACTTGTTCCAGCATCGTCGGCTGGCACGTCCAGCAAAGCGGCAATCTCGGACTTGGCCAGCATGCTCAAGTCCTGCTCGGTGTAGCCCTGTGCGGTCAGGGAAGCCAGTTCGGTTTCGTTGATGTCGAGTGTCATGGTAGTTCTCTTTGGGTTGGTTGTGGGTTCAGGCTGACAGGCGTTCTTTGAGGGCGTAGCCCATCAGTGGCCACAATTTGTTGATGGCGTTCTCGCGGGCAATCGTTCTGCCAATCTCGGCATTGAAGTTGGCCGGGCTGGCGCAGGCAGACTCGCCGGTCACGGTGAATCCGTTCTTCAGAGTCAGGACGCAGAAGGTCAGTAGAGACAGTGGGCCATCGTAGCGCGGCGGGTCTCCATCGCCATCCTGAAAGGCTGCATGCGCGCCATGTTCGGCCGTAAAGTAGTTCTCACAGACGATATTCGCCTCGATGTCAGCAGGCGTCACGCGCGGTGCGGTCAGCCCTTTGGCTTGAATCTCTTGCTCGATGTCCTGCTCATAGGTTGGTTCAACTATTTTCATGCTTGTGCTCCTGCTGGTGTGAAGTCGACGTAGAACTTGTCGCCTACTTTGAATTTGCCGAACAAATCCGGGTTGGCAATGTTGATCGTCAGGTTGGCACTCGGGGAGTAACGGGCATAGGTGTTGTCTTCGTCGGCGTCCTCGCCCTCGTACTTGGTGGCGCAGACCGCGTGCATGGTCAAGCCTTCCTGTGATACTGTGGTTCGCTCCGCATCGCTGAAATACTGGTGCACGAAGCTGACTTGAAGTTTGGCGCGCATAGTGGTGCTCATGGTGATTTCCTTGGTTGATTGATTGGGTTTGGGGTTATACGATTGACCAGTCTTCGGCCAGCATGTCGGTCTGTGATGCCAGCCACGGGACAAGAACTTTGTCTGCTGTGAACATGGCAATGAATGGCGCATAGCCAACCCAGTCGTCAGGCATGTTCAGAGCGTGTGTTGTGTAAGTCCCTTGAAGCTGTGCGTTCCATCCGCTAGCCAGCACAAGCCACATACCCTTGCCATTCCATCCAGCGCGGGCCACCTTGAAGCCTTTTTTCAGGGCTTCGATGGCCAGTCCGAATGGCATCGCGTCACACTCGCGGTAAGCTGCCTCGAACGCCGCTTTGGGTGACCAGCTGCGATAGCCGTCCTCATAAACCACCGCATACCCTTCCTCGCCATGAGGTAGTGGGCCTTTTGACTCGGGCGTCGCTTGGATGATCTTGGTTCCGATATAGGTTTTCATGGTGCTTTCCTCGGGTTGGTTAATTCATCGCCGGGCCGTTGTCGGCGCCAGTGGGGGTTTGCATGCCTTGCTGCATGCCAGCGAGTCCGGTGGCGCTGTCCGGGGGTGCCTGCTCGGTCATGGTTGGGTCCATGCCCTGCTGCATCGGGTCTTGCGGTGGAACTAATTCCACTTGAGGCGCCACGGGTGCGGCCGGTTGCGGAATGTTCGGGTCTTGCCCGGCCTGGTCCTTGAAGCCTGCACCCTGGGCAATGGTGTCGGCAATTGGCGCCACGGTCGGGTTCATCGCCACCACTTGCGCGGCCTGCAGGGCGCTGAACATGGATTCAACCCGTTTCAGCATGCTCTCGGTGTCGAGCTTGGAGACTTCGCCGCGCAGCTTGTCCAGACCGGCCTGCAGCGTCTCCAACTGGATCTCCTTGGCGCGTGCGCTGTCGGCGTTGTCCTTCTGCATCAGGGCCGTTTCTTCGGGCGTCGGTGCCTTGGTCGGGTCGCGCTGGCCATTGAGCTTGCGAATCCGGGCTACCCACTCGTCCTTGTTCTTGATTTCTGCTGAATCAATGACCAAATCCAGCACATTCATGACCACTTGCGGGGCATAGGTGGCAATCTTGCCCAGCAGTTCCATCATTTGCTCCAGGGCGGCCTGGGCGTAGGTTTCGCGGTAGTCGCGTTCACCGATGATGTAGTCGCATTCGCTGTTGGCGATGTCGTTGAGCGTGGTGCCGTCTTCCTGCTGGTCGTTCACCGTGACCCATTCAATCGGCTGGCCTTCACCCACGATGCGAATCACCTGTTTCTCGGTCATGAACTGCTCGATGTGAGACAGGCGCAGCTTGCCGGCCAGTTGCTTGGCCAGGCGCAGGTTGTCGGGCAGTTCGCTGGTGGTGAGTGAGCCCTGATCCTGCTGCAAGCCAATGGCCTTGCCTGAAATCGCATTGGAGTCGCGCCCCAGATTGGCATCGGTCACGCCGCCCACGTTGCGCAGCATTTCACGGTCGAAGGACAGCAACTCAAAGTTCATCGCCATGTCGGCAGTTGGCTTCTCGAACTTCACGTTTTCCAGGTGATCCACTTCAAGCGCCATGTCGGGTCGCGCCGCCTCCTGCCTGGCCAACTCGATGTCTTTGAATGCGCCCTTTTTATAGACCATGCGGTTGCTCGATGCCGCATAGATGGCCTTGGAGGCGCGTTTGTTGATGTCGTCATTGATGTCACGCATGCCGCGCATCAAGCCGTAGCACATGCCATCGCGGCCCCGGCGATAGCCCCAGATGGGCACCAACAGGAAGTTTTGATGGCGCAGGGGGCTCTTGCCGTCCCACAAAGGCGCCGCTTCAGTGGCAATCATCACGCGCATGCGCTGGGTCACGGCTGAATACATCTTCCAGCGATCGGTTTCAAGCTGGATGTGGCCCGGGTTCTTCGGGTTGAACTCCTTGCCGCGCTGGGGGCCACTGGCAAAGACCTTGATAGCCTCTGGCACGCGATACCATGCCTCGATCAGATTCACCGACAAGCGCCGGCCGGAGTCCTTCACTTCCGAGCCCCCAATGTAGGCCGAACGGTCGCGGAACTGGTGTCCGAGGCTGCTGCCGCCCACCATGTCGGTCGAGCCGGTCAGGCGCTCACCCAAGTACCAGACATCATCGCCATTGGCTGCGCCGTGCTCCACATCCGAGATACCGGCCTGCTGCACCAAATGTTGGCGGGCATCGGGCAGCAGGGCAATGGCATAGTCCAGGTCGGTCTGCTTGCGCCGGAACATGTAGCGCGCGTCCTTGAGATCAAAGGCACGGGAACGCGAGTCGCGGTACACGTTGCGCCAGTCCTCTGAGCCCGAATAGACCACCGTGGCGCCCGGGTCGGTGTTGATGCCTTCTTCCAGCCAGCCCAAGCCGCCGATCACCATCTGCTTGTAGGATTTCGACTCGTGCCACTGCGCCAGATTGGCATCGCTGATGTACTTGAACACCTTGCTCTTGATTTCGGCGCTGGTCTGGTCTGCTTCCTCGCGTGGCAGCACGGTTTCATCCATGCGCATGCGCTTTTGCATGCCTGACACCCAGTCAATCGTCTGGCGTGACTCGTTGAACACCAGTGGCGCCTGGCCCCGGTCCATCAGCAGTTGCGCGTCTTCCTCGCGCCACTGCAAGTGGTCGTAGTAGTCGTGGTCGATGGCCATCTGCAAGCGTTCTTCGCCCTGCAGGTCGCGCTCGTCACGCAGGGTCGTCATCAACGTGGCATGGCGCTTGTGCGTGTCCTCGTTGGCATTGGATGGCGAGTCAGGGTTGATGACCTGCTTGTCAGGCATCTTGTTGACATCGACGGGCTCGTCTGGTGATGGGCCGAACATTAGATAAGCTCCTGGTGGATGATGTTGCCATTGACTTTGGCCGTTGCTTCAATGCCATGAATGGCGCGTTTGAGGTCCAAATGTCCCGGCTGGTCGCTTGGCATGCGGATCAGGTCAGGCAGGCCGTCCACGATGATGTCCACGATTCGGAACACGGTCGACTGGTCGGGGTAGAACCCCATGCTGGTGGCTGCATTCATGGCCGCCGTCAGCAGGTAGGGTGTTGGGCCCCCACTGGCGTCTGAATACTCGTAGGCGTTGTCCTGGGGGATGGCATAGGCGCCGCCATCGAGCTTAGCCACCACCGGAAACAACACCATGCAGGCTTGCGGCTCCTTCTTGCCCACGTCCAGCCATTGAAAGCTGACCACGATGTCGCCCTTGATGCGCTGCTCCCATGTCCGGTCGCCGCCACATTCCACCCAGTTCTGGCCGGTGGCGCCCAAAATGCTACTCATGCCTTGCCCTTCGAAGTTGCACGATGGCGCTTGACGTTACGGGCCTTGCGTGCAACTCGTTTGGCATGGGCATTGGTCCAGCCGGGGCCGGTGCCAACGCGACTGCTGCTGCGTGAACCGCCGCCAGGCAAGTTGCCGGGGAAGCCGAATGCTCCGAGTGATGCAGCCAATAGAGCGGCCAGTCTTGGATTCATGATGTTGTCCTCTATGAAACGCGCCAGTTGCGCGGTGTCTTGCTCTTGCCTTCGATCAGTCGCGGGGCTTCGTAGCCCTGGGCGTACTGGCGCAGGGCGTCTGCGGCCTCCGAGTGGCCGTCAATCTTGCTGGGGGTGTGAATCTTCCAGGCGCTGCGGGCCCGGTCCCATGTCTTCTTGTAGTTACCCAAATGCGCCAGACCGAGCGCGCACTTGTCCTTGTCAAAGAACATCGAGCCAAACTTGTCGCGGGTCTTCTGGATGCCCAAGATGATCTCAGGCACCGGTGGCACGATGGCGAAGTCGTTGCTGGGCATGAGCTCGCGCAGCATGTCCTCGGGGCTTTGGTTGTTGAACTTGCCCTGGCGCTTGTGCGCGGCATCGTGCGGCAGGTAGTGCACACCCCAGACATAGCCGGTGGCCTGCATCCTCTGGACGTAGTGGCTGTACGACTCGCCCCAGCCTTCCATGAAGTTGATGAAGCGGTCCTCAAAGCCGATGCGCTGATGGAACCAAATCGCCGTGCCGTCGCTGTTGCCGATGTCCCAGAACGTGTTCACCGGAATGCCGACAATGTGCGGAACCGACATGATGCGCCCTTCTTTGCGCACGGCCGCCAGTTGCACCGCGTAGTAAGTGCCCTCGGTTGACACTTGGAATGGCTCCTGAATCGTGCTGGGGTACTCCTGCCACATCTTCTCGGGGTCGCCACCAAACTCGGCGTCACGCGTGGACACGTACCAATTGCGCTGCCTTTGCGTCAGTTTGGTTCCGGTCTGACCTTCCACGGTGTCGAAATACTCGCGGTCCTTGTCGGTCATCACCACATCGGCGTCAATTTGGTAGCCTGGTTCCTGCCACCATGCGTAGAAGTGGACTCGGAAGTCCTTTTGCGTCAGCACCGTGTTGGCCTGGGCCTGGCCAATGGCACGCTGCGCCTTGTCGTAGAAGTCGCCTTCCTGACCCTCGGCTGTGGACTCGATGATGCAAATGCCATCCAGCGGCACGGCTGGCAATGAACCCGTGGACACCTCGCGCGCCTTGTCGGGGAACTTTGCGCAAATCTTGCCATACTCCGACACATGGAGCCGGTGAATCGTGCCAGAGCGCATCGAGGTCGCCACCCTCACGCTGCTATTGTTGTGCGCGAAAAGAAGCTCTGAGGCGCTATCCCTTGCCAACGGCATGGCATTGCGCAGCGCATCGGGCAGGCGCTCATAGGCCAGCTTCACCTTGTCGCGGAAGATGACCTCGGCGGCTTCGCGGTCCTGGGCAATGATGCCGCAGCGCTGGTCATGATTGAACAACGCATGGTCCAGCCACAGAATGGCAACGAGCGTGGTGAAACCCAACTGACGCGCCTTGATGATGATGTTGCGGTGCCACAGCCGGGCCATCAGTCGGCGCTGCGCCCGGTTGGGCACAAACGGCACGACCGAATTGTCCTGCCCATCTGGCGCCTTCACCATGATCTTGTAGATGAAGCCTGAACACACCCGCGCCTGGGCATCCTGCAAGAACAGCGCCATGTCCTTTTCGGTCTGCGGGAATGGGTAGGAGCCGTCCGGATTCGGTGGCCAAGTGCGTGTTGGAACGGGCAATTTCTCTATATTGCTGAAAGTAGTCAAAGACACGTTTGATACTACTTTTTCTCCAAAAGTGGAACTAGTTCCACTTTGAGCCCCTAAATTGCCTGTTTTTTGTGCAGATTTGGCCCTGTGGGTGGAACTAGTTCCACTTGCGGGCAGCTTGAAGGACCGGCGCACCAGCGTTTTAGACGTCATCGTCACGCGGCACCTCATGAACAATGGGCAGGTAAGAGCGACGCATTTCAGCCAGCAGCGTGACCATCGGGTTTGCATCGCCGGACGGTGGCAGCGTGTCAATGCCGTAGGCTTCACGCTCCATGGTGATGACCGACTTCATGGTTTCGATCAGTTTCTTGGCGGTGTCGACGCGCCCTGGTGTGCTGATGATCTTCTTGTACAGGTCGTTGAGCTTGTCCATGCCGGCATCGTCAGGCGAACGCATGAGCTCGCCCAACTGGCCCAAGATGACAGTGTCGAAGGTCTGGTCTTCGAGCTCCTGCAGCAGGGACTGGCACAGAACCAGGCCACGGGCGGCAATGGCTTTGTGCCCCATTTGCACATCTGCAACCCTTTGACCCATGGCCATGATCTGCATTTGGTCCGAGATTGCACCCTCCGCGCGTACCAATTTGCGTACCTC